AAGCAATTAAAGACGGCTTTAACATGGCTAAGTTTGCGGCCCGTGAAGGTTACTCATCTACACTTAATGATGCAAATAAGATTGAATTAGCTAAAGCAAGAACCGAAATTTTTGATTACAACGCAGATAGTCCACTAGCAGGATTCTTTAAAGCAACTAACTTTGTAGCTACGTTGCCAGGTCGTTCATTGTTGACAGCAGATGAGTTCTTTAAAGGCATGAACTTTAGGTTTGAGCTAGAAGCAATGGCAACACGTAATGGGATTAAAGCCTACGATGATGCAGTTAAAGCAGGCACTAAGTCAGTAGATGCTGAGAAGTTATATGATGATGCTGTGCAAAGTGTTTATGATAATCCGCCAGCAGAATTACAAACATTAGCACAAGAGGCTACGTTTACTAAGCCATTAGAAGGCTGGGCTAAGAAGGCACAAGAGTTAATTAATGATGACTCAGCTATTGGATTTATGACTAGGTTGCAAATTCCATTTGTGACTACACCAGTCAACTTAAATCTTCAAGTCTTAGAGCGCACTCCATTAGCTCCTATTAGCAAAAGGATTCGAGCAGATATTGCCAAGGGTGGCAAAGAAGGTGACTTGGCTTTAGCAAAGATTGGTATGGGGACTGGTGCTGGTATGATGATGGCAGGATATGCGTCAGATGGAAAGATTACTGGTGCTGGCCCTGCTGACAAAGGTCAACGTGATTCCTTAATGCGTCAAGGATGGCAACCATATAGTCTAGTGTTTGATTTCTCTGATATGACTGAAACTCAAAAGGCTGAGTTTGCTAAATTTCCAGTAGATGTACGTTATGGCTCTGGTGATTACTCTGGTAAAGTTTATGTGTCCTATCAAGGAATGGAACCTGTTGGTGCATTTATGGCAATGGCAGCTAACTACCATGAGTATGTTAAGTACGAAAACGACAATAGCAAAATCAATGCAATGAGAGCTGGTCTTGCTTATGGCTTTTATGACTACATGATGCAGAGTCCATTCTTACAAGGTATTAGCAATATCTCATCAGCACTTGGGGTGACATATCGCTCTAACCAAGATGATGCAGTTAAGTTAATGGACACACTAGGTCAATCACTTGTCAACTTTGCTGGCAGAACAGTAGTTCCATTAAGTGGATTGGTATCATCTATTCGTGAAAAGACTGACCCATATCAACGTGAATATAAGATTGACCCTAATGCTGAAAGCAATTTGCCAACAGGTGTTAGACAAGGTATCAATGATGTATTGAATACTGTTCCAGGTCTAAGTGACACATTGCCATTGAAACTAAACTTATGGGGAGAGCCTGTAGAGTATGAGTATTCATGGTCGCCTATTCGTATGAAGGCTGGCAAACAGAATGAAGCTGACCAAGTTATTATTCAGAGTGGCTCTAAAGTTAAAATGCCTACACGTAATATAAGCCATGAAGTTGAAAAAGGATTGAGTGTTACTGTTGACCTATCGCCACAAGAATACAATGAGATGTTGCAAATTGCTAATGACCCAGCAGGCTTAAACTTGCAAACAAGATTAGTTGATTTTGCAGATGAAATTAAATCGCTTCCATTGTATAGACAGCAAGGAATGATTAGCAGTTTTATTCAAGAGTCATTTTCAAAAGCAAGAAAAATATTGTATGCTAACTCACCAGAGATACAAGATAGAATACAACAACGAGCAGATATTATTAGAGACGTAGGACAGGGAGCTAAATAGCATGGCAGATTATCCAATTAGTAACGTAGCAAGACGTATAGTCTACACAGGCTCTGCTGGTGTTGGCCCTTACGCCTTTCCATTTGAAGTGCTGACTAACACAGACATTAACGTATATAAGAATGATACGCTACTGACGCTGACAACTAACTACACAGTTACGATTAGTCCCACTTTGGGAACAGGCTCCATTACTTTAGTCGTTGCGGCTACAGGCTCAGACCGAATCACTATCGTTGGTGCTAGAGCCGTACAGCGTACAACAGACTTTACGACTGGTGGCGACTTCTTTGCTAACACGCTGAATGATGAGATGGATTCGCAGACAATCCTTACTCAGCAGATAGCAGAAACAGCAGAGCGTTCCATCAAGGCTCCTGTAACCGACCCTACTAATATCAACATGACGTTGCCAAAGAATACTGACCGTGCTGGCAAGTTCTTGGGGTTTGATGTAAACGGCAATCCTGTGGCTGTTACAGGAACAGGCGAAACTCCTAGTGTGCAAAACATGGCATATCAAACTTCTAACAATGTAAACATTAGTGGCGGTGTAATTACTGGCATTACTGATTTAGCTATTGCAGATGGTGGAACTGGTGCTTCAACTGCATCAGGCGCTAGAACTAACCTTGGGCTTGGTACTGTAGCTATAGAAGATATAGTTCCTATTGCTAAAGGTGGGACAAATAACGGCTCATTAGCTGTAAGTCCAGGCGGTGTTCTTTATACAGACGGCACAAAAGTGGTCAACGTAGGAACTGGTACAAGTGGTCAGGTATTAGTTTCTGCTGGTGCAGGCGCTCCTAGTTGGGGTGGCGGAGCAACTGGCACATTAAACAACATTCAATACTTTACTACAGCAGGAACGGCAACATATACTCCAACATCAGGCACTAATTTTGTTATTGTTGAAGTTGTTGGCGGTGGTGGTGGTGGTGGTAGTACAGCATCTTCGGCTACTACTGCTGGCGGTGGCGGTGGTGGTGGTGGATTTGCTCGCAAAAAAATTACATCTGCGTTTAGTGGAGTAACTGTTACAGTAGGAGCAGGAGGTACAGCAGGTGCTGTTGGCTCTGCTAACGTAGGTGGCGCAGGCGGTACTTCATCTTTTGGGGCTTTAGCTAGTGCTACTGGCGGTTCTGGAGGAGCAGCAGGTACAAATAGGTCGCCATCATCTGCTGGAGGAACTGGCTCTTCAGGAGATTTAAATTTAACTGGTGGTTATGGGTCTTGTGGTAGTAGTGCAGCATATTCTACTGGAGGAAGCTCATTTTATGCAGGTGTAGTTACCACAAATAGAGCATCACTTGCTGCTGCTGGTATTGCTGGGTTATCTTATGGTGGTGGAGCAAGTGGGGCAGTATCAGAATCGGCAACATCACAAGCTGGTGCTATTGGCGCATCAGGCATTGTCATTGTTTACGAATACAAATAAGGATAAATCATGCAAGCATTAATAGACCAAAGATTTGATAGAGTATGTCAGATTGAGCTTGATGGCCAAACATTCCCAGTAGCAGAACCTTTGTTTTGGACTGCTTGCCCTGATAATTGCACAACAGAGTGGACTTATGTTGACGGTCAATTTGTAGAACCAAGTTTAGAAAGTTAATAAAAAATGGATGACCAAACAACAAGACTCAATCGTATTGAAGAAAAGCTAGACAAGGTTGGCGAAGCTATCATTTCTCTTGCTCGTATGGAAGAACGCATGGTAACTTTGTTTAGCCGTATGGATAACTACGATAAACGTCAGACTACAATGGAAGAACGTGTCTCTAAGATTGAAGTCAACTCTGCATCTAGTGCATGGGTAGAGCGAGTTGTTTGGTTAATCGTTGGTGGCTTAATTATGGGAACAATCTACTTTGGTAAATAGTCGCTCACTAGATGAACTTCATCCTAAAGTCAAAGAGCTTTGCGAGAAATTTATTCATGCCTGCTCTACGCAAGGGATTGATGTCATCATCACTTCTACTTATCGTGATGGGGAAAGTCAAAATGCTATCTATGCTCAAGGCCGTACTACATCAGGTAAAATCGTCACCAATGCTAGAGCTGGGCAATCTTATCATAATTTTCGTTGCGCTTTTGATTTTGTTCCCATTGTAAATGGCAAGGCTCAATGGTCAGACTTAAACTTATTTGAGAAGTGTGGCAAGATTGCAGAGATATGTGGGTTAGAATGGGCAGGGCGTTGGACTAAGTTCCGAGAGTATGCTCATTGCCAGTATACAGGCGGATTAACTTTGTACGACTTACAATCAGGCAAAACGTTTTAAGGAGTAATTATGTTTAGTGGTTTAGCTAGTTTGATTTTCCCAGCACTCATGCCAGCACTAACAGACGGACTACGTGGCATCTTTGCTAAAGTAACAGGTGGCGCAGGCGGTACTCCACAGAATGTCAATGAGCGTATTCAACTTATGCAAGCTGAGACTGCTAGACTTCAAGCCCTTGCTGATATTGACAAGCCAAGTGGTGAGCCAAGCCGTTGGGTAACGGACATGCGTTCATCATTCCGATACATTGCTATCCTGATTATATGGCTTGCTACTATTGGTGCCGTATTCACACCAGACATTGCTCAACCGATTACATTGATGATGCTAGACCTAAGTGGCGCATGTATGTCATTTGTCATTGGCGAGCGAATGTATTTGAGTCTAAAAAAATGAGCGTTCATTTAGTTCTGCCAGATGTCCAAGCCAAAGATGGAAATGACTTTACTTTCCTAAAGTGTCTTGGAAATTTTATTGTAGAAAAACAGCCTGACACAATAATTTGCATAGGAGATTTCGCGGACATGGAATCGTTGTCCACGTATGACAAAGGATTAAAGTCATTTGAGGGCAAGAGGTACACCAAGGATTTATTTGCAGCCAGAGACGCTATGGATGCGTTGCTAGAACCACTCTATAGATATAATAAGACTGCAAAGAAGAACAAGCATAAGCAATACAAGCCACGCATGGTGATGACCCTTGGTAATCATGAAGCGAGGATAACGAGGGCTATAAATGAGGATAGTAAATTAGAGGGGTTAATGTCACTTGATGATTTACCGTATCAGGATTGGGAGGTGCATCCGTTTCTTGACGTTGTGTGCATTGATGGTATTGCCTATAGTCATTATTTTACTTCTGGCCCCATGGGTCGCCCTATATGTAGCGCTCAAGCACTCCTTACAAAGAAGCACATGAGTTGTTTTGCAGGCCACCAACAGGGCAGGCAGATTGCTTACGGTAAAAGAGCCACAGGCCAAGAGATGACAGCTATTATATGTGGGAGCTGTTATGAACACGACGAGTCATATCTTGGGCCACAAGGCAACCAACACTTTAGAGGCTTCTACGTATTGCATGACGTTCACGATGGCTCATTCGATGAGATGGCTGTGTCGATTAAATTCCTAAAAGAAAGGTACAATTACTAATGACTAGCCAACAGGAAGAACAGGAAGAAGAATCAATAGTAGACTTGTGCGATAGAATACTTGGCTCTGAGATTGATGAGATTGCAGTAGACTCTGACAACGAGATTGTTTATATCTATACTAGCAATGGCATGATTCA